CCGCCCATGTCGGCATGACGAAGACCGAGGCGCGGCGCTACAGCCTCGGGCGCGCTCTGCGCGCGGCGGTTCTCGGCGACTGGTCCGATGCGGGCCTGGAGCGCGAGGCGAGCGAAGCGGTGGCGAAGATCATGGGCCGCGCGCCCGAGGGCTTCTACATCCCGCTCGACATCTACCGCCGCGACTTCAACGTCGGCACCTCGACCGAGGCGGGCAACCTCGTCGCCACCGACCTGCGTGGCGATCTCTACGTCGACGCGCTGCGAAACGCGATGGTGATGGCCGGTCTCGGCGTTCGCATCCTGCCGGGTCTGACCAGCAACATCGACATCCCGCGCAAGTCGGTCGCCTCGACGCTGGGCATGCTGACGGAAATCGGATCGGCCTCCGAAACCAATCCGAACATCGCCAAGCTGACGCTCTCGCCGAAGCGCATCGGCGCGTATGTCGAGGTATCCAAACAGGCCATCATCCAGTCCTCGATGGCTCTGGAGCCGATGATCCGCGACGACCTGCTCATGGGCGCTGCGATCCTGCTCGAGAACCAGGCCATCAATGGCAACGGCACCGCGCCGAACATCCTCGGGCTTCGCAACACGACCTCGATCTCGACGGCGACTGCCGGCGCGAACGGGGCGACGGTCGCGTGGGCGCACTTCGTGGATCTGGAGAGCGCGGTGGCGAACGCCAACGCCGAACCGGATCGTCTCGCTGGCTACCTGACGAACACCCGCGTGCGCGGTCGTGCGAAGCAGGTCCAGCGCGGCACGAACCTGCCGTTCATCTGGGATAACGGGCCGCAGCCCATCAACGGCTATCGCGCCGCCGTGACGAACAACGTCCCGTCGAACCTCACCAAGGGCACCAGCACCACCGTCTGCTCGGCGACGTTCTTCTCGTCCGACTGGTCGATGGCTGTCCTGGGCCTGTTCGGCGCGCCGGACATCGTGGTCGATCCGTACACGAAGTCCGACACCGGCCAGGTGAAGATCACGCTCAACCAGTTCGCCGACTTCGGCGTCCGCCAGCCGGGTGCCTTCGCGGTGATGCTGGATCAGCTGACCTGATCCAAGTATGACTAGCGCCGCGCGTCGAGAAATCGGCGCGCGGCGTTTTCTTCAACCCTGGAGGACTGATGGTCTGGCGTCTGGAAACGAGCAACGGGGACGAGGCGAGCAAAGTCAAATACGAGGTGCTGCGGTACTGCAATCGCGGCCTCGACATCGGGTGCGGGCCACGCAAGGTCTGGCCGCATCTGATCGGTGTCGATAACCTGACGGACACCAAGCTTTTCGGCATCCGCATGCGACCGGACATCGCGATCAGCGATGCGTCCAGGCTGGCGATGTTCGCGGACCAGTCGTTTGACACGGTGTTTTCGTCGCATACGCTCGAGCACATCGAAGACTACCGCGCCGCGCTGCGCGAATGGTGGCGTCTGCTGGCCCCTGGCGGGCACCTGACGCTCTATCTGCCGCACCGCGATCTGTATCCGCGCATCGGACAGCCCGGTGCCAACCCTGACCACAAGCACGACTTCGCGCCCGAGGACATCGTCGCGGCCATGCGCGAGATCGCGCCGGACTGGACGCTGCTTGTCAATGAGACGCGCGACCAGGACGACGAGTATTCGTTCCTCCAGGTCTACCGCCGCGAGAAACTAGGCACCGGCCAGATCGACAAGGCCAGCGAGCCGAAGCCCGAGAAGAGCGTCGGCATTGTGCGCGTAGGCGGACACGGCGACGCGCTCTGGGCATCGAGCGTCTGTGCGAACTATAAGGAGCAGGGCTATCACGTCACCTGCTACGTCGGCCCGACAGGCGGCGCGGTGCTGAAGCACGACCCGAACATCGATGATCTTGTGGTCTTCAGCGACACCGTGATCCCGAACGAGGAAGCGGTGGCGTTCTGGTGCCATCAGGCCAAGCGGCATACGAAGTTCATCAATCTGATCGGCAGCGTCGAGAACCGGCTGCTGCCGCACGAAACCAGCTACGAGTTCTTTCTGCCGCAGACCGTTCGTCATCGGCTGATGAACGCAAACTATCTTGAGACCGTTCACGCCTACGCCGATCTGCCGCCGTCCAATTTTCGTCAGCGCTACTATCCAAGCGCCGCCGAGGAAGCGTGGGCCAAACGCATTCGCGCAGAGCTGCCGGGGCCGGTCGTCGTCATCAATCCTGCGGGCAGCGGGCCGGTCAAGTATTGGCCCTACACGCAGCGGTTGATGGAGCTTCTGGCCGCGCGCAAGGTCTACTCGGTGGCGCTCGGCGACATCCGCGATGAGAGCGTGTTGGGCATTGAACCCTACGGCATCTACGCGGGCATGGAGTGGCCCGTGCGGCATGCGCTGGCCTATGCGCTACAGGCCGACGCTGTCGTTGCCACCGAGAGCCTAATCGCCAATGCGGTGGCATTCGAGCCGATGCTGAAAATCGTGACGCTGTCGCATAGCAGCGTCGAGAACCTGACGAAACACTGGGTCAATACCGCGAGTGCCGAACCGCTGGCGCTCGGGTGCTATCCATGCCACCGCGTGCATCCGCCGAACTATTCGTTCTGCGCGCGCGACACGACGACAAAAGCCGCCGCGTGCCAGGCGCTTGCGAGGCCTGAGAAGGTGGCGGAACTGGTGCTGAACTATCTCGAGCACATCGGCAAGCTGGAGCCCGTGACATGAACATCCAAGGCGACATCGCGGCGCTGATGGACATCGATATTTTCGGTGTCGCCGCTCGCGTCACGCGTGCCGGCCAGACGGTCGGCACGAAGGTCGCCGGGATTTACGACGACGAATACGAGGCTGTTGACCCGCGCGGCGGCATCCCGTTCGCGGTGTCGCAGCCTCGCTTCATGGTTGCCACCGCTGATCTTCCGACAGGCACGCGCGAAGGCGACGCGCTGCGTATCGGATCAACCACCTACACGATCCGCGTCGTCCAGGCTGACGGCACGGGCGTGACGACTCTGCTGCTGGAGAAGCCCTGATGCCGCACCAGCGCGAGGCAATCCGCGATGCGATGGTGACGGCCCTCACAGGCCTTGCGACAACCGGCGCGCGCGTCTATCGGTCGCGGGTCTATCCGATCGCCGCGCATCTGCTGCCCGCACTGTTGGTCTACGCTCGCGGCGAGACGAGCGAGCGAGAGATCGTCATGGGCGTGCCGACCAAACTGGTCCGCCGCTGCGACATTATCGTTGAGGGCATGGCGCGCGCCGTGGCTGATGTTGACGAGACCCTTGACGATATCGCCGCCGAGGTCGAGGCCGCCATCGGCGGATCGCAATTGAGCGGCGCGGCGCGTGACTGCACGCTGACCAGCACCGACATCGACATCGTGGACGGCGGCGACCAACCGCTCGGCGTCGTCCGCCTCACGTTCGCCGTGACGTATCGCACGGCGGAGAACAACCCCACGACTGCATCCTAAGGAGACGACGAAATGGCAAACCATCGCGGCCAGGAAGGCCTCGTTCGGGTCGGCACCAGCGCGGTGGCCGAACTCCGTTCGTGGTCGCTCGACATCACGCAGGACACCATCGAGGACAGCACGATGGGCGACACGTTCCGCACCTACACCACCGGAATGAAGTCGTGGTCGGGCCAGCTGACGTGCTACTGGGACGAGAGCGACACGAATGCCCAGATGGCGCTTGCGCCGCTCGGCACCAACGCCGGCACGGCGACGGTGACGCTGCTGCCCGAGGGCACCGCAACGGCGGCGACGACCTATAGCGGCGTCGTGGTGGTCACGGGCTGCTCGCACACGGCCAGCTTCGACGGCATGGTCGAGGCGACGTACAGCTTCCAGGGCACCGGCACCCTGACGAAGACGAACTGATCATGCGGCTGATCGAAGCACTGGTGGCGCGCGCCAACGATATCGGCGCGCGCCGGATCGAGGTCCCCGAGGTCTCTCAGCCCGACGGGAAGCCCTATGCGATCTACGTCTCACCGATGACGGTGGCGGAGCAGCGCGAGTTGTCCCGCCGCTACAAGGACGATCCGCACAGCTACCTCATCGGCGCAATCATCATGAAGGCGCGCGACGAAAAGGGCGAGCCGGTCTTCACGCTTGAGGACCGCGATACGCTCATGCGTCGGTGTCCGGCGTCGATTGTGCAGTGGATGGCGGCGGAAATCTCGCGCGTGGCGACGGTCGAGGAGCGCGAGGGAAACTGAGGGCCGATCCCGAGGAACTGTCGCTCTACAGCCTCGCGGATCGGCTCCATATGCGCGTCGCCGACGTTCTGTCGATGACGGTCGATGAGTATCGCGGCTGGATCGCCTACGAGCGCATCCGGCGGGAGAAAAGGTGATGGCTGTTCCGCCGC